ACTTTCTGTACCAATTTTATTGAATGAAAGTATTGCTTGTGGTATTTTGGAAAAATTACAAGTTCCATACGGTTGATATTCATTAGATTTGAGTGAAAAATTATAGGTATAAATGTGTTTTTTAGGAATGCGTTTATTATAATATAATGGTTGTAAATATCTAAAGAAGATTGCTTTTTGTGGGTCAAATCTATCATATGAATTAATTTTTAAAGTACACGTATCAAAATGATCTACTGTTTTATTTAGATAAATACATGAACCAGACTCTTTTGCCGTAATACCATGATTTATATCTGTTGGATTTAATTGATAATTAAAATAATCATTACCATTAACACTTTCAGTTCCAGCCACTAATGTTGCGAAATCATTGTATTTAAGTGATTTAAAAACAGTTGGATCGGCAGATTCAATAGTTATATCACTACTCTCATTTCTTTCATACATTATAACCCATATTAATTGTTTTACAGGATGATGAAAATTAATTATATTCGTTGTTTCAAGTTGTTTCTCACTTGTTTGAACTTGTTGAATTAAATATGTATGGGTAGATTGTGCAAATCGTTGTCTTTCATCTGTATCTAAAAATATATATTCAATCCAAAGATTAGTATCTGGTGATGATATGGCATCTGTACATGGTTTATCTGAAACTAACAATTTTTTTAAAGGTCTAAAATTAAATTTTAGTTCTATCTCATGATATTGTAAAGCAATTAAAGGAAGAGCTTGTCCGTAATTTTGTGTAAAATAAAATTTTAATGGAATTAAAAGATTTAATTCAGGTGCTATATTTGAAGTCCCTGTTTTCATATACAAATTATTTGGGTGTTTATTTAAACCGAGTTGTTCTTTTTCGTCTATATCTGTAAATTCATTATTTATATCAAGATAAAGTGAATTATGTTTTTCTATAGAACTACCACCTATTAGCATTTCACAATCTTCTATATAGGAATGACCGGTATTATTACACCAACTTATAAATGTAGGATTGTTTGTGCTTGTAACACTTGGAAAATAAGATTCTATCCAAACATTAGACATTAGATCTCCACTTCTAGAAATTGTAACACTTGTTGATTCTGTTGTTTCGTCTATGGTATTTAAAAAAGTTTGTTTAATATGTTCAATGGCGAAGTTGGTGTATCTTCTATAAACAGTTTTAAAATAAGTAATTTCGGGATTTCCAGTTAATTGAACATCTTGAATTCCGTATGCGACTAATTGTAGTAATGCTCCACCCATATTAAATAATTAATACATAATTATTTAAATACTAAAAATGAAGAATATAATATACTATAAAAAAAAAAAATTAATTGGAATAAGCAATACCACCTCTACCCCCAACTACTCTTAATATATTGTAGGTTACCGCAAATATAGTGATTTGTTTTGAATTATTAGTGATTCCTTCATTACTACCATTTATTGTTTTAAATATAATATCTGCCGTAGAAACATGTGTAAAATTACAAGTGCCACTAGGACTGTAATCTTCAGGATTTAAAGCAAAACTATATAAATAAATATGTTTAGATGGGACTTTATGTTTTGCCTGAAAAGGTTGAACATGTCTATAATAGTAAGGATTTCTTAGAGGACTTCTTCTTGAACCATTTAATTTAATTTCAACTGTGTCGAACCATTCTGTAACATTACTTCCACCATATTGTCCTAACAAATGTATAGAATTCGGTATGCTAGATGCGGTTGAGGCCCCTGGTAAATAATTAAAGTAGTCATTTTTTTGTTGACCATCTTGAAAGTTCCCGTCTTTCGTATTCTTTATGGCAACATTTTTAGTGGCGTCAATATCTGTTATAGTTTTATCCCGGACATCAGTGGCATTTGTTCTCTTTGTATTATTTATAATCCAAATGATTTCTTTAACAGGATGTGAAAAATCTATTCTAACAGTATTTTCGTATGTCTTATCTGGTATTGTTTGTAATGTTTCAATTAAATATTCATGTGGTTTGTTTGTAAATCTTAAAAGTTCTTCAGAATCAAGATGAACATAATCAGCATATAGGTGTACTACGGGATGGTTTAAAGTAATAGGCGGACTAGTAGCACTATTTGATCTATTGATTAATGTATTTAAAGCTCTAAATTTAAAATGTAAGCTTACTTCACTGAATTTTAAAGCACAAATGGGTAATGCCAATCCAGGATTTCGATTAAACCAAAACTGTAAAGGAACATTTAAAGCTAATTTAGGAAGAGTGTTACTATTAGATTTTAAATAGGTATTTTTGGCAACGTGTTTATTTAAACCAAAATGTTCTGAATTATCATGATCTGTTAGTTCATTGTAAACATCTAACCATGTTGATGTATGTCTATCTATTTCGTGTGGACCAATTTTAACATAACATTCTTCAATCCAGGCAGCTCCTGTATTATTGGTCCAATTAATATATTCATATACACTATCCGTGCTGGATTGTGAAAGTTCTGCTTCAAGCCATACTCTTGATACAAGATGACCATTCTCACTTATTTTTGCCATTACTGCATTTGCTTCTTTTGTCGGATTAGTATTAAATTGTATCTCTTGTGTGTCAATGGCAAAATTTGTATGTCTTCTATATACTGATTTAAAAAATGTAATTTGTGGATTTCCTGTTAAATAAAGGTCTTGAGCGCCAACGGCTGCTAATTGCATTCTACCACCAGATGACATTATATTATATTAGAAGAAAAAAAATATATTTTTAATCCGTCATAAATAATATAAATTTAATTAAATTTAAATTAAATATTATAAAATAGTAATATGATTGAGGGAACACGAGCCCAAGTATGGCATGGTACAGCAAAGCGAACATCAGGTGGATTAACTAAAGATGATTTAATAAAGAACAAACATGGGTATATTGTTAGTAAATTAAAATCAGACTATATGAAAAAAAATCCAAATAAAAATCCATTAAAAAATTATTTACAAAAATCTAATTCAGGTGAATTTGGGGCAATTCATTTAGATGATAATAATAACAAAACAAAAAAAACAAAAAAAACAAAAAAAAAGGATATTAATAATCCAGGACTATTAAATACATTAAAACTTATTTTTAATTAAGTTACTGAATAAATTTAGATAATTTAGAACTATCTATATCTTTGAACATTTTTTTTACATTGTCTGGATATACATCAAATAATTCTGAAACATCACAAATAGTAATAGAATCTGAATATTTGAAAAGTACTAAAATAGTATTTATCAATTTCATATTCAAATATTCTAAAGAGGTTTTATTTAATAATGTTGAAAATTTTAAAGAGTTATTACTTTTAAATGCTGATTTGGTTTGATTAATAATATAGGATGGTTCTATACAAGTGTAAAAACAATAATAACTATTTAAATTCCAATGTTGATTTTTATAAATATTTAAGTCTATAACATCTCCAATAGAAAAATTTTTATAAATATGTAAAATATCATTATAGTTAGTTAAATCTGTTATATTTTTGCTTTTTTTTGTTAAAATGCGATTAATAAAATTTTCATAAATAATAATACTAATTATATTTTTATTACTATAATTAAAATAAATGTCGTCTATACCTAAATAAGAACTTAATATATTATCAGCTGCTTCATAATTAGTTCTATCAATTGTTTTTTTATCAAAACTATCTAGTAATTCTTTACATGATTTGTAGTTAAATTTAAAGTTTGAAGCATTAAATATATAATTTAAAATAGTTATTAATCGTCTTATATCTTTTTGACTTTGGTTAACAATGTCCTTTATTATTTTATCATTAAATGATTTTTTTTCTTGAGTCAGAATTTTTTTAGCCATTTTTTCTAATTGTAAAGATGTTGGATAATTCATTGTTAAAGCCACTGATTTACCTTTAATTTCTTTAATCTTTTTATCTAATGAATTTGTTATACATATAAATGGATTAAATTCTTTGTATCTATAATTTGAAGGATTACTTTTCATTATATTTTTTTTCGGAAACATAATTTTGATTAAATCTGTTAGGGTGCCTCTTTCCCCAGTAGTTAAACCATCAATTTCATCCATAATAATGGCATTCTCTTTAGTTGTATTATTAAACATACTTAAAATATTTCGTTTTTGTAAAATATCATGAAACTTTTCATTCATATCTTTTTGTTTTCGTAATTCTGAAGCATTTAATTCTATTATATCATATTTATATTTATTCAATACTATATATGCCAACGATGTTTTTCCACAACCAGGAGGTCCATACAAAAATAAACAATTACTAACATTAGGATCTTTTCTCTTAATAAATCCACGAATCCAACCATGTAATTTATCCAAATTGTCTTTAGAAATTAATAAATCTTCTATCACTTTTGGTCTATATTTTTCAGTCCATAAAGTCATTATCGGAGAAATTATATTATGAATATTAATGTTTATGTTACTTTTAATATTCATTCAAAATAAAATAATAATTACAAATAAATATTTTAAAGTAATAACAAAATAATTTAAATACACAATTTATCTATCCCTTCCCACGATACATTACACTGATGTGCCCATTTACATTTATAATATAAACTATCTTTTCCATTATATATAGGTTCTTCAAATGTTGCCAAATCATCTTTATTACAATGACCTAGTTTCTTTACATTATGACATCCTTTTTCATGAACTTCCCACAAGTCTGGACATTTTGCTGGCCATGGTGGAAATAGGAAAGATTTATCGGTTGATTTATAATTTTTATAAAATAGATATCCTATATAACCTATAATAATTAAAATAAATAAAAGAAGTTTTAACATTAATAAAATATGTGGTTCCATTTATAGTTATATTATATAATTAATTTATTTTGTTATAAATTATAAAAACTTAAATGGATTATTTGGACAAATGGTATTTACTTCTTTCTTAATATCCAATCTATAATGTCTATAATTGATTAATATATATATTATACTAAAAAAAAAGGCATAAGTAGCAGACATTATTTTCCATGGTAATGTTGTTCCTCTATTAACAGATAATGAAATCGCAACAGCTATTAAATTAAATGAAAATAATACCAATAAAAATATATAAAATAGAAATTTTTTTATATAAACTCCAATTATATGAAATATCTCTTGTCGTCTTAATGTATTTAATTGCGATTGAAGTTGATATCTTTTTACTGGGTCTTTCTCTTCTAGCTTAGCTAATAAAATTGTATTTATCTCTGTTTTATATTTATTTAATACGGCATCACCTTGTGTTGTATTATCTAATTCACCTAATACCAAACTATCTATATTTCCACTATCATCGGGCATATATAATATTAATATTTTTTATTATGTTTTAATTTTTTCCAAAAATCTAAATAACGAAATGTATAGTAATAATTCATATATCTCATTCTATTTATATAATTTTAAATTTTATATTTAAATAATTATCGTATCTATAAATTTATATTATGAATACAATATTAGTAATTGGTTCTGGTGGTAGGGAAGCATCTATTATAAAAACATTAAATAAATCTCAACTACCTAACACAATTTATTGTATGGGAACAAATTATAATCCATTAATAATAGAACTATGTTCATTTGTTTATTTTTCCAATATGACATTTTTAGTTAATTTTTGTAAACAAAAACAAATAGATTTGGTTGTTGTTGGACCCGAAAAATATTTAGAAATGGGAATAGCCGATGTTTTAAATAAACATAACATACAATGTATTGGTCCATCAAAAGCATTGGCTCAAATAGAAACCGACAAAAACTATACTAGAGAATTGCTTCAACATAATGGTTTAGAAATGTATAATCCTAAATATAAATTATTCGATACATTAGATTTAAATGATTTGTCCGAATATATTGATTTTTGCGGGTCTTTAGATATGAATTATGTGATTAAACCTATTAATATATGTTCTGGTAAAGGGGTTATGGTTTCTAACGAACATTTCTTCTCAGATTTAGAAGGTCTAAAATATGCCATAGAAATTATATCTAAAGGTCCTCTATTGATTGAAGAAAAATTAATTGGTGATGAATATACGTTAATGGCCTACACCGACGGAAAATCATTATCATTTATGCCTTTAGTTCAAGATTTTAAACGTCTAAATTTAGATAATGGGGCTAATACAGGAAGTATGGGATGTATCAGTTATAGTAATCATCTATTACCATTTATAACACCTTCTATATTGGCAGAATCAAAACATATTATAATGGAAACGTTATCTATATTAGAAAAGGATAAAAATGATAGTTATAAAGGAATCATATATGGTAGTTTTATTAATTGTAAAGAGGGTATTAAAATTATTGAATATAATTGTCGATTTGGCGATCCAGAATGTATAAATGTACTTGAATTACTAGAAACCGATTTATTAGAAATTTTGTTAGCTATACCAAAAAAAGAATTACATAAATTAAAGGTTCAATATCAACCAAATAATATTGTTAGTAAATATGTAGTACCTAATTTTTATCCTTTAACAAAAAGTCCAAAGTCTAATAATAGTTATAAAATAGATAAAACATGGTATAATAATAATACATCTAATATTATTTGTTCATCAGTTAATTTAGTAAATACTGAATTATATTCAACTAAATCAAGAACACTTGTCTATTTTAATAAAGGACAACAAAATATAAATGATTTGGCTAAACATATCAATAATGAGTTAAATGATTTATTTTCTCAAGACAGTTTATTTAAATTCCGTAGCGATATAGGTATTACCATTGAACGCTGTGAATCTATTAATTACAAAAATAGTGGTGTAAATATAGATGCTGCAAATATAGTTTTACAGAAAATAAAACATAATATTGAATCTACTTTTAATGAACAAACATTAAATACATTTGGTGATTATGCTGGATTATATGATATTAATAGCATTAAAACTAATATTGGACATATTGGAAATTATAAAGAACCAGTATTAGTTTCTTCTATTGATGGTGTTGGGACTAAAATTTCTTTCTTACAAAATATCATTGGCAATAAAGCTTATAAAATAGTGGGTGAAGATATCGTAAATCATGGTATTAATAATATATTAGTAAAGGGTGCACAACCACTATTCTTTTTAGATTATTTAGGTTCGAGAATATTAGTACCTAAAACAATTTCAGATATAGTTGAAAGTATGGCAACGACTTGTAAAAAAAACAAGTGTGTATTAATTGGTGGCGAAACGGCCGAAATGTCATGTACCTATCGTGATAATGAAATAGATGTAGTTGGATGTATGATAGGTATTGTTGAAAAAACAAAAATAATTAATGGACCTAAGAATATAGTACAAGGTGACATTATTATAGGATTGCCATCTGAAGGACTGCATACAAATGGATTTACATTAATTAGAAAATTAAATGAATTTGAAGTGTTGTCTCAAGAGTTAAAAGACTGGATGTGTCAACCTCATAAATCTTATTTAGAAGAAATTAATTTACTATTAAAAAATAATATAGATGTGTTAGGGTTGTGTCATGTAACAGGTGGAGGTTTAATCGAGAATCCT